CTTTTAATATTTCTAGTAAGAATAAATTATTTTCTAATGGCACAATTTCTGTTCTTTCAAAATTTTTTTTATCTAATTTTATTTTTAACAAGTCATTATAATCTCTTATAGTAAGTTGTTCTTTTTCCTCTAGTTTATCCTGTATTATTTGGAACTCGTCTTCTAATTTTTTATATTTATTGTCTAATTCAGTAACTGTTGATTCTGTATAGTCTTTTAACTTTTGTTCATTCACTTCATTTCCATCATATACATTTTGTTTTATTTCATTAATAGTTGCTGTAATTATTTCTACAAATTTTTTCGGGATAAACATTCTTGACCCATTTAAATTTGAACCAATATTTGCAGCATTATTAATAATAAATTTATATTTTGGCGCAGGCATATTTATAGATGAATTATCCTTATGTATTAATACTTCGTTTAGGTTTAACAATTCAAATAGATTTGTTATTTTTAAACCATTTTCAGGTATTGTTATTGGCTCTATTTTACTATCTTGTAATTGTTTTATTGTGAACATATTGTTTTGATACATTTTCTTTAGCTTATTAAATAGAACTGGTATAGGTAAAGGTCTTGGTTGTTCAATTATGTCTACATCAGGATTTTTACCTCTTGCTACGTCAGTTGATATAGGTTCCACGTCAGTTGATATAGGCGATACGTCAGTTGATATAGGTTCCACGTCAGTTAATATAGGCGATACGTCAGTTGATATAGGCGATGCGTCAATTGATATAGGCGATGCGTCAATTGATATAGGCGATGCGTCAGTTGATATAGGTTCCACGTCAGCTGACATAGGTTCCGCGTCAGCTGATAATGATTCTAGTGAAGTTTTATTAATTAATCGTGCCAAATCTTGTTTTGTATCATTTAAATCTCTCTGAGCTTTTTCAACGGAGTTATTAAACTCAACAGGAAATGTTGTAGCTGGACGTTTTATTTCAGTGAGTTCAATATCACCACTTGTATCTTTATCATTATTTTTAGAGTCTCCGCCTTCCATTTGATATGAACCATCTCCAGAGTCACTTTTATCTGGGTCACAATCCTCTTCACACATTCTAAAAAATTCCTCATATTCTTGTTCTTGTTCTTTCATGTCCTCTAGAAAATTTGGATTATCTTTTACATTATCTGGAATTAACTCATTAACTGTTTCATTAACTTTATACATGTCATAATTATAAAAATAAAACGCATCCATATAGTTTTTTAGTTCATCATCAATACCAGAACCAAATGTAAGTGTTTTACTAGGCGACATCTCAACCAATAAACGCTTTAAAATAAGTATTTCTAAAATTAACAATTCGTTATTAGGGTGTCCTCGTGTGGAAAGAGTGCTTGATGATGAGGATGATATTACTTCTGGTTCTATTGGAAATAATTTTAGTAATTTGTTATATGTAATTTCATTTATTTCATTTGGGCCAAATATATAATCATTAGGAGTAATGTCTTCTATAGGTTTATCAGGAAAAAATATTCTTTTCCAGATTCCTAATTTTATAAACATACCTCTAGCAATTGTTGTTAACAGGTTATTATGTGTAATAAAAACATATTCAGGTGTTTCTTGTTCTTGTATTTGTTTTCCCGGTAATAACTCCGATTCTGATACATCAGATTCCGCTGATTTTGATTGAGGTTCCTCATCCCCATCTATATTTTCTTCTAGTTCAATTTCCTCTTCTTCATCAGGGCTACCTCCGCTCATTTGACTAATCATTTCTTTAAATTTATCATAAGATTCAACAGTTATATAACTAACATAAAAAATAATAAACTGATACAATATTTCTGGTGAATTTAATATATCAAAGGGATTTTCATTCTCTCCAGTTTTTTTGTTAGTTATAATTTCATAAGAATCCAATAATAAACTAAATATATCACCATAAAATTTTATATCCATAGAATTTTTTTGGTCTTTTAAATCATTGATTATATAATTTAATGATGCTTTTATAGCCTTATCTGCTAATTTATATTTTTCATTATTAATTTCATCTAGTTCATTGCTTTTATTTACATCATAACCTAAATATGTTACAACAAATGTATTTAATGATGAATGAAAAGATAAAAAATCAGCATTTTTTTCTAATGTACTAACTATTTGTTCTATATTTAGACTACTAATTATTGATGGAATAAATAATATAGATTTTACATCGTTAAATGTTGTGATGTTAGATGTTATATCTTCATTTGTAATAAGAGGCGTTTCTGCTATACCGCTTTCTTTAGCAAGAGAAGGTTTAATATAAGTTCCCGTTTTATCTTCTTCAACAGGCATTTGAATATTATCATTGTCGACATCAATTTCTTCAGTGTCTGATCCAATAGATTCAATATCAGTGTTATCAATTTTGTCGGTGTCTGAGTCAATAGATTCAATATCAGTGTTATCATCATCATTATTTGCATCATCAATATATCCTGTTAATTTTGTGGTTTCTCCGCCGCTTAAACCTTCTATGCGTTCTTCATTTTTATTTAAATAATTGTAAAAACTTTGTTTTTGTCTATCATTAGTTGATACCTCTTGATATTGATTATCATTATACATACTAATATCTCCACGAACTCCGACGCCATATTTAAATTTTTTTAATATTGTATTTCCAACTGTTATTCCTAATTTTTCAAATAAGCTAGGCTCTTCTGGATTTAATTCTGATCTGCTAATATTTCCTTTTATAACTCTGACGTGCATTGAGCCTAAATTGTAGTCATGAACATAATCATGAACAAATTTACTTAAACACATTACTATCATATCTTCTATCCTTGTAAAAGACATTGTATTTTTGGAAATTCCACTATCTTTAAATTTTTGCTTATATGTCAATGGCACATACTCTATTGATGGCGATGTCATTGTATTATTTAAATTAGCATTCATATTATATGTTTATAAAAATAATTTGCTAATTATATTTATTTATTAGCTAAATAACTATATTTTGTATATTGTAGTAAGTGATAAATCATATTAAGTGGTATAGTTATACATCACAAATACTAGGTGTTACTTATAAAAGGTAAAGATGAATTATTGGAATCACTTCCACATGGGACATTAGGATATGCAACTTTAGATTAATATTTTGTTCAATAAATCAACTTGTGATGATGTTAACTTTATTATACAATCTTTTGTTACATTATGTAACTTAGAATGTATTTCTAGTTTAGTAGAAGAATTATGAAATTGATATAAATCAATATAATCAACCTTCCAAACAAATTCGTTTATTCCGGAATAATAACCTAGTTCTAGTCTGTAATTTGTAGATTGAGGAGGTTGTTGCAATAATTTATCTAATAAATAAGTATTTTTATTATTTTGTTTAGCATAAAATATTGCCCGTTGAAATAATACAGTAGATATAGTTGCCATATGAATCATAAAGAAAAATATTTAAGTTTAAATTACAAACATTCATATTTCTACAATATGAGCAAATTAATTTAATAATATTTTCCCTTTCTATTCCTTTTGTCTATTAATTTTTGCTTCCATTTCTTTATTTTTAATATGTACAATTTGTTATAATTGTTGCTTTAATTCGTCGCATTCTTTTTTGTTACTTCAATAAGATTAATAATATCAACCCACATTTATATACGAATGTCTCTATATTGTTTTTGCTTTTAATATTAAAAATCAATATAAGTATTTAAATTTTAATATTAAAATATATAAATAAAAACCACACGATATAAGGTGTTTAGTTGGAATAAGCCAACCCTCCCATACCACTCATGATACGCAAGACGTTGTAGTTAGTGGCATAGACACGGACCTTAGCAGTCTTGGTTCCTTCAACAGTGGCGTTAGACAAGACCAATTGGAGAGTGGCGTTATCAATTCTGGAGAAGTTGCAAGTTCCTGATGGTTGGTGTTCCTCTGGGCGAAGAGCGAAAGAGTAAACGTTAATACCTTCATCAGGATTGCGGGTGTGGGCTTGGTAAGGTTGAACCCAAGAGAAGTAAGAACCTTCACGCTCAGAGAAGCGGTCTTGTCCGTTCAATTGGAGCTTAGCAGTAACAACAGGGTTTAAGCCCCAGCAGTGCATATCCAAAGAGGTCTCGGTGAGAACAAATGTTCCAGCATCAGAGACAGTGGAGTTATCAAGATGATTGCGTTGTAAGGCAGCGACAAGGGCAAGCTTAGCCTTGTCAGCATCAGTAAGTCCTGGAGTGTTTGCATCAATTCCTTGGCCACCAAAGTTTGGCTCATTGTAAGGGTTCTCAGGTCCATGCCAGTATCCAGTAAAACCAGCAGGAATATCATAGTCAAGAGCACCGGCATCATTGAAAAGACCTTGAGCATCAATATAGGAGTTGCTGTCACGAGCTACAGCACCTGGAGCTCCAAATGCATGGATTGCGTTTGGAAGAGCATCAATTGCATCAGTGTAGTTGAATGGCTGGGCACCAAGAACCTTGAATAAAAGAGCATCACAAACAAGGGATGAACAGTAATCAACGTTTTGGTCAGGTTGAACCACCCAAATCAACTCCTTAACAGGGTGATTGAAGTTGAGCTTAATCTTATTAGATGAAGAACCAACAGACTCATCACCAGTGAATTGGAGTTGAGTAATCAAGTATTCGTGAGGATTTTGGGCAAATCTACGACGTTCATCAGTATCAAGGAAGACATAGTCAACATACAAAGAAGCCGCAACCAAAGATTGATTGTAAGCAATTGCAGCAGGAACTGGACGACCTGGAGCATATTGAGTGGCAATTCCACCAGTTGGATTAGTGTTGCAACTCAAAGTGGTAACAGCCCACAAACATTCATCAATAGGACGAATATCAAGATTAATCTTGACTTCATGATATTGAAGAGCAATCAAAGGAAGAGCAAGTCCAGGATTGGTACAGAACCAGAATTGAAGAGGAATGTATAAAGTGGTTTCTGGAAGAGCGTTTCTTGGAGCACAAACTTGACGAGGAGCCAAGGAGTCACAAGGACCATCTACTTCAGAGAAAGAAGGATCGGTGATGAAGGTAAGTTGAGTAGTATTACCAATCATCTTGAAGTAACCACGTTCCTGTTCGCTAGTCATGGTTAACTGGTTCCAGATATGCATCCAGTCACCATATTGACGATCAATTCTTTGACCACCAATTTCAACTTCAACTTGAGCAATCAATTGCTCGCCAGGGAAATCTAACCAACGAGCATAGACACCAGAACCAACGCCAGCAGCGAAGGATGCAATACCCATAAGTTGGTTGATTTCAGGTAAAGTGACTTGCAAGTAAGTTCTATAAGCAAGATCACCGTTTCTACTGATGGTACATTGGACACGACGACCAAAATCAGCCTGTCCATTGAATGTTTGTTCAATAGATTCAATTGCAAAGTTAGTATATCTACGATAAGTAACCTTCCAGAAAGTAATTTGTGGATTACCAGTTAAGTACACATCTTGTGCACCATAAGCTACGAGTTGCATGAGTCCGCCTCCCATTTTATACATTCCTAAAAGAAAAAAATTTTTTGGAAAATAAATTAATTAAAATTAAATTAATTAATTTATTCTTATTTTACCTACATATCTACAACAGTAATTTATTAATATCCGCATTGTCCTTCATAAATATAGCAAGATATGATTCATCAAATACTTCTTTTTTACCTTCATGAATTTTCGTAAATATATATGAATCTTTCCTTTTTTTTATTGACCAACCATTATCTAAAGCATTAAATAAAAAAACCATTTTTTGAAATTTTATTTTATCTATCTCTAGACTTTGTTCTTTTTCTAATTTTATTTCTATATCCATTATTAAAAATACTTATCATTCTTTATTTTTTATTTTAACTTATTATCCTCTTATTTTTGTCTATAAAATCTACTATAATGTTTTTCTTCATTATCTAATTTCGTTAAACTAGATTTTACTATATCTCCATTATCATTTGAGTAAAACACATTTTGAATATTATATCCTAATTTTGGAGGCAAACTCTTCATTATTTCTATACAATTTACACACGGTTTACTTGATTGTAATTTATTCTTACCTGAAATTCTTATAACCAATATATTTACATTCATTAAGCGTTTTTTTATTTTTAAAGGTAATAACTTTTTTATAGCATCATATTCAGCATGTTTTCCTGGATGTAATCCTTCCGAATCACCCAGTTGATTTACTCCAAAACTTAAAATTCTAGCCTTCTTCAAAGACCTGTTTACCTTGTAAAATACACGACACATGATTATAGTTTCCACACAAACATGAATTTATATTTTTATTACCGCTCTCATACATCGTAATATCGGAATCTACAGGCAAACAAAATCTCTTTATAAACATCTGATCAAGCAATCTCATATTTTATATATTATAATGTGAAATCTTTAATAGTTATAAATAATTCAATTATTTATTTAGTTAAATTAAATTTAATATCAAATAGTATAAGTTTAATTTTATATATTTCTCAAATAAATAATTAAATATTTCTACAAATCATATATATATATATTAATGCCATCATTTAAACCAAAGGCTGCTAAAAAAATAAAGATATGTAAAAAATATACTACCACTCTTGATGGTAAACATAAAGAGTTTGTAAATGAATTTACAAAAAACGAGTTTGTTACTATTCCTAAATTGAAAGAAGAGAGATATAGTTTAAATAAACAACTTGAAATTGAAACAGAACTTAGTATTGATGAAATAATGGAAATTAAAGATCGTATTAAAGAAATTAGTGAAAATATAAAGGAGTTAAAAACTAAGAAAAATAATTATTTTCTTGATAACTCTAAATTTATTTTTGAATATTTTGAAAACAAAAAAAGCATTAATAATATTGAAGAAACTAACAAAGTCATTACATCTAAAAATCAATTGCTTTTTAATATTTTTAAAGTTAAACAAGAGGATACAGATAAAGACAAAAATATTAATGAAAATAAGAATAAAAACTTAGTTCAAAAATATTTGAGTAATATTGATGAATCTTTTTTGGATATAAATGCGTTTGTTAGAGAAACTGATATATGTCAAAGCTGTTATAAAGGAGAAATGATTCCACTTGATGATGAAGGCGTATTAATATGTAATGTTTGTGCCGTTAATATACCATATCTTATTGAAAATGAAAAACCAAGTTATAAAGAACCTCCAAAAGAAGTTTGTTTTTATGCTTATAAAAAAATTAATCATTTTAAAGAAATTTTAGCTCAATTTCAGGGCAAAGAAACTACCCAAATACCAGATGATGTTATTGAACAAATTCAACAACAGATTAAAAAAGAAAGAATTGGTCTTGAACAACTAACACATCATAAAACTAAAGAAATTCTTAAAAAATTGGGATTTAATAAATATTATGAACATATCGCATTTATTAAAAATAAATTGGGTATTAAGCCTCCGGTATTTAGTCCTGAATTAGAAGATACATTATGTAATTTATTTATGGAAATTCAAGCCCCATATGCTAAAACTTGTCCCGATTATCGTGTTAATTTTTTAAATTATTATTATGTACTATTTAAATTTTGTGAATTGCTTGAAGAAACACAGTATTTACATGATATTCCATTATTGAAAGACCGTGAAAAACTTATTGAACAAGATGAAACTTGGAAAAAAATGTGTGTTGAATTAGATTGGGAGTTTATACCTACTGTTTAGGATTATAATTGAGCATATTTAACATTTGGTCATAATCTTTTTTATCTCTATCGTTTGGATTTAAATATTCAGTTGTTATTGTATTAGTTTCACCTCCGTGTTGTCTTCTCCGTCTATGTTTACGTGTTTTCTTTGATTTATTAGTTTTTCGTTTGCTTTGCCTTTCTAAAGTTCTTTTCTTACCTCCTCCATCATTTTCACTATCCCACTCAAAACTTGTATCTGCATCTTGTTCCATTAAATCTATTAAACTGCTAAAATTTGGTGGACGTTCCTCATTATCCATCATATTAAAACCCATAAATGCTGAACTTAAATCGTTTTTAATTCTATTATAATCATTATAACTTGAATATCTATTGTATAATCTATCTATATCAGATGTAGTTAATGTATTTTTAAAATCTTGGGGAATATTTACAGCGTTATCAATAACATCATGTCTTATATTGTCTTCAAAATCTTGACGCGAGTATTTTTCACCACCTCGAATATTTCTTGAATGTCTTCTTTTTCGTCGTTTATTTAGCTTTCTACTATATATTCTATGTTTTCCCATAATATATTATAATATGATTAAAATATATTATTCTAATTGGATTTAAAGCCCACCAGGGAAACCAACAAGATTAGCGCCAATACCAAAACCGGCACCAGACCTTGCAGTCACTCCCATGGAAGGAATATAAGTATCCAAAATAGCAAAAGTTGCGGCAGCAGTTAAAGCAATTAATGCAATTTCTTCAAGATTCAATGAACGTTTTGGAATGGCAAAAGCAGCAATAGCAACCATCAAACCTTCAATCAAATACTTAATAATACGCTTAATAAGTTCGGTAACATCAAACATACCCATCTTTATATAAATTAAAAAGAAAAAAATAATATTTATATAAATTAAAACTTAAAACTAATAATTTACTAAATATTATAATGAATAAAACTAACTCAAAAAAAAGCTTTGAGAGAAAGCAAAAGAAGGATGGGTCCCCTAATCCTAAATATATTGATTTATTAGAAGTAGACAAGCCTATCGCTGGACAATCTTTTGGCTGTTTTTCATTTATTTCTCCAGAAAAGATTCTAAAGCAACGCGAGATGTTCTATTTTGAAGAATTCTTAAAGCAATGGGAAATGAACAAATCTATGGAAAAATTTCATCAATTTTTGAATTTTATTTCATTTAAATATAAGTTACAATTTGAAGACGTTATTAAGGATTTTGAAACATTTGTTAAGGAAGAACGTGAAACTATTATTAATTCTTCCATTGAAGATGATTACAAGACATTTTTAGATCGTGAGGAAGATGAATTAGAAAAGAAATTTAACGTAAAACACAACTTCCAAACATCAGTTAGAGGATTTAAGGCTAGAGGCAATTTTTCTTCCCAAGAAGAAGCCGAATTACGCGCTAAACTTCTAAGAGAAACTGACCCAACTTTTGATGTTTTTGTTGGACCTGTTGGAACTTGGCTTCCTTGGGAACCTGAAGCATATAAGACTGGTCGTGTTGAATACATGGAAGAAGAATTGAATCAACTTGCTCATGAGAAGAAGAAGAACGAAGAAGTTGCTAAGAATGCATTTGAACAACGTGTCAAGGAAACTAAACAAAAGGCAATTGATGAAAATAAGAAAAATGCTGAGAAGCATGGTAATGTTCTTACTCAAGATATTGATGAGGAAGGTAATCTTGTTGGGGTTGGAAATACTAGCACGGAGAATACATTCAATTCTAAAGAACCTGAAACTATTTCTGTTGCTGATATCCGTTCTGAACTATTTGAGGGAGAAAATGTTGTTGTTGGTAAGACTGATTATGGACAGAGTCAGTTAAAATCTGGACCATTTGCTAAGAAAACTGATTAAACTAATTTAATCTAATTTATTAAATATGTTATTTAAAATATTCAATACTATACATTTTTTCTTGAATAATTTCTTTAATGTATTTTGTTAGTTTATCAATTGTAAAAGAACTATTATTATATGCAATAATTTCTGTCTTATTTTTTTCGTTAATCTGAATTGTTCTAATTTGTTTTTTAATTTTTGGATGACTTTTAATACAATTTTCTATTTCAACTTTGTTTTGTACCTTAAATGCATCAATTAAAATAAAATTGTTATAATTTTTTCTATGATCAAGAACTCTGTTATACAGATTATTTGTATGTCCAAATTTTATCAACATTTCATTTGATTCATTTGTAGTATCAATTTTACCAAAATATACACATTCTGTGTTTACTGGAAATTGGTTAATCAATGTTTGTTCAACAGCTTTTTGTGTTTCATATAATTTATCGTTTTCAATTGTTGATAATTTTTGTTTTAATTCTATTGCTTCTTCTTCTAAAACTTCATGTAATAAATCTTCTAATTTAATAAAATAATTATGAATTTCATCTGCTTTTTGTGTTTCTGCTTTTAAACAAAATAATTTAAATGTCTTAATATTTAACATAATATTTTGTTTATTATGACCACCATGTTTTTTTTGAGTTAAATCTTGCTTATCCTTAAGGTTAAGCAAGATTTACATAATCAATATTTAAAGTAAAATTCTTTTCTAACATTATTAATGCTTTTTGTTTTGTTGAAAAATCTAACCATTTCCACACATTATCTAAATTAATTACGAAGTCATTTGTTGGATGATAATTTAAATAACAATAGAAACTAGATAAGAACAATTGTTGTTCCATTTCTGTAAAATTATCCTTAATTTTACTTAATAATTTAACGTTATAATCACTAGATAATTTAGTAATAGGGTTTGTTTCAATTAAGTTGACAATATCAAGTGTATCCATCTTATAGTAATATGGGTTATTGTCTTAAGTTGTAATTCTTGCTTTTAAATAAAAGAAGCAAGATTTGGAAGCAAGTTACCACTTGCTCTTTTTAACAGCAATCTTTGGACCCTGACCACGTTTCTTCACATTATTCGGGTCATATTGTTCGCCATCTTCGTCGTCGTCATTTATTTGCTTAGATAATTCCCAAAATTCTTTTGAACCTAAGCGGAAATCATTATGAGCATCAGCTTTATACCAAAAGACCTGTTCTTGTAATTTATTTGATTTTGAGTTATTATTAATTACTAGACATTCAAAATTTTCGGTACACTGGTCCATGACCTGACTAAATGATTCAAATGTTGGAAACATACCAGCGTAATTCTCATATATTCGTTTTCTATTTGCAATGTATGGTTCTCTCAAAATGAAGACGTAATCAATGTTAGTTCTGAGCGTTGGTGGTATGCCTAAAGGATATTGCATAGTTATGAGTAACATTACCTTCCAATGTCTACCATTCATAAAAAGTAATCGCATCATTTTATCACGAGCCCATGTATTATCATATAAACAATCATCTAAAATAACAAATGTTCTAGGGTCTATTGTACTGCGTTTAAAAGTTTCCATCTCTTTTTTAACTTGTTTTAACACACCTCTTTGACGTTTTAAAATATTTTCTATGATTGCTGTATTATATTCATTGTGAATAAATAATTTTGGAACCATTTTACCATAAAAACCATTTCCTTCTTCAGTTCCAGAAATAACTGTCCCAATTGGGATATCCTGATGATAATACAATAAATCTCTTACTAAAAATGATTTTCCGGTATCACGTCTTCCTATTAATACGATTACCGGACCTTTAGACTCATTTGGCTTAAAACTTATACTCTTCATATCAAACCTTTTTAATTCTAAATTCATATAATTATATAGACATATAAAAATAAATTATCTTAACGAATTATAGATTTTAAATGTAATATATATGCCAAGACAAATTCACGTTATTTGACCATATAATACTGGAACCAATTTATTATTCAATATAATAAATAATTCTTAATGTATTGATTTAACCGAAAACAAGGTTATAACAATTCCACATCAACATAAGCATATAAATAATCAACAAATAGTATCTAATTTCTTAAATAACAAACCTAAATTTACACTCTTGAAGATTTAAAATGGCACGCTAAATGCCAAAAAATTCTTTGTTCGCTTCTTTTTGTATTTCTATAACTTTGTAATCATAATTTTCTAAAAATGTATTTTTATAAAGAAATATGATATCTAATAACGTGTTAATATAAATCTTTAGATTCTTCATTATCATCACCAGTCTGTATTACAGTTCCTGTTTCAATATCTACAATACCATCTGCATATAAAATATTATCATTAATATTTTCTTTATATTCATTATCATCAATTTCTGTACAAGTTTCTGTTTCAGTTTCTGTTCCAGTATCTATATAAACTGTATTATTTAGGTAACAAATATATATTCTATATAAGACAAAAGGTATAGCAAAAGGAAGTGTAATAAGCATAAACAATAAAATAGCTATTAAACAGTTTAAACATAACATTATTATTTTGATTTTGAAATATAAAATTAATATTAATTTATATTAATTTTTTTGGAATAATAATTTAAATATCATTATCCATCATTCTAAAATCAATACTTTCAATTGTGTATTTGATTTTATTAATTGTTTTATAAAATTATATTAAGCGTGCCATTTTAATTCTTCAAGGGTGTAAACGTAGTATTAAGCATATATTAATTAATTATTATGAAAATAAATAAATTAAATATTAAGGAGTATTTAAACTTTCCAAAAATAATAAGTTAAATACTATTTAAATAAATATTTTTATTAGCTAATGACTATATCTGTTAATTATCAGAAGAGGAAGAATATTAATTTGTTTCAAAAGTTTCAAACTAACAAAAGAATAAATGCATCTTATGTTCAAAACTATATACCTATTTATGATAGATTTTTTTCACTAAATAGCACAAATTGGAATTCCATTAATTTAAATCATCAATGGGCTATAACCGATATAAAGGATTCAAAAAATAAAGATGATGATAATGAAAATATTTTTAACTGCAAACTAAAACATATTTCTGACGATGAAGACCTGTCTAATACACAAAAGGTATTTATTAAAATGGCTCCATTATTAGACCCTTTTAAGTATTTAGTTGGAAAATATAATTATACTGATTCACAATTATTTAATTTGCCATCGTTTGATAATTCCATTAAAGTTCATCCTAAAATAGCTGATCATAATAACTCTTCATTTGTTGATGGTTTTTTTTCATTTTTATCCAGTAAAGTGCTACATGAACACAATTTTATACATGCGTTAGATTACTATGGTTCATTCTTAGCAATAAAAAATGAATATAAGATTAATATTATCGATGATATTGATTATTTGATTCAATCAGAATTCTTTAATAAAAAAAAAGGTATATTATTTAATGTTGAAGATTATTCGCATTTAATTGCTCCGAATGAAGTCAAACCATTACAACCACTTAAGATTACCACGAGCTTAAAATCGGTTTTATCTGTTAATTCTATTGACAATAATATTTTTGAAAATATATTTGAAAATAATGAGAAAGTTATTTCACTTAATGATATTAAAAATAATGGAGTTGAACTTGTTGATATTACTAATTCTAATTGTTTTGACATATCTAATCAAAATAAGTCTGATACATTAAAATCTGGTTCAACCTGTTCATCTAGAACATCTCATACAAATGATAATAACCTAAATGAGTTAGACGATATGGACGATGATGATGAATATATTACTGATGAAAATATTAGTAAAAATTCAAGTTCCTCAGAACTAACAACAGATTTAAAACAAGATAGTAGTGAAGGATTAGATGATGATGATGATGAATGGGAAGATGCTGATTCTGATTTATATAGTGTTGAAGAAGAATCTATAATGCTAACATTTCCAAAATTTCCAGTACAGCTTATTTGTATGGAAAATTGTGAAAATACTTTTGATGATTTAATTATTAATCAAAAATTAAGTGATGATGAATGGTTTTCAGCTTTAATGCAGATTATTATGATATTAATTAGTTATCAAAAAATGTTTTCATTTACCCATAATGACCTTCATACTAATAATATTATGTATATTCCAACTAACAAAAAATTTATTTTTTATACTTATAAGAAAAAGACCTATAAGGTTCCTACTTTTGGTAAAATATATAAATTAATTGATTTTGGAAGAGCAATTTATAAATTTAATGGTAAAGTATTTTGTAGCGATAGTTTTCAAACCGGTGGAGATGCTGCTACACAATATAATACTGAACCATATTTTAACGATAAAAAACCGCGTTTAGAACCAAATTTCAGTTTTGATTTATGTAGATTAGCTTGCTCTATTTTTGATTATGTTGTTGATGATTTTGATATGATTAAAAATCTTACAAGTTCACAAAATACATGTTCTCCATTAGTTAAACTAATTGTTGAATGGTGTATAGACGATAATGGTATTAATATGTTATATAAAAATAATGGTGTTGAGCGTTATCCAGATTTTAAATTGTATAAAATGATAGCAAGATACGTTCATAAACATACACCTCATTCACAATTGGAACGTAAAGAATTTAACAAATATTTAGTTACAAATAAGGCAATACCAAAAAATGAATTTATCATAAATATAGACGAATTACCAGTTTATACCTAAAATAATAATTCTATATAATTTATTATCTTTATTTATAATATTATGTCAAACTATGGATTTATTATAACAAGACATGTTAATTCAGAAAAAACAAACAAATATTGGAATCAATCTGTTAAACTTATAAAAACGTTTTACCCTTTAAGACAAATAATAATTATTGATGATAATAGTAATCAGGAATTTGTTAAAGCTGATTATGATTATAAAAATATAACTGTTATTCAATCAGAGTATCCTGGCAGAGGAGAATTGTTGCCATTTATTTATTATTTAAAATACAAGTGGTTTCCTAATGCTGTGATAATACATGATAGTTTATTTATACATAAAAAAATACCTTTTGAACGATTGTCTATGCCAGTAATTCCATTGTGGCATCATAAATATGATAAAGAAAATGTGAATAATATAATACGTCTAGCATCATCCCTAAGACATAATAATATATTAATTAAAAAAATTATTAAACGCGATGAAGTAGTAATAAATTTGGGACTTTCAAATGATAATTTTAATTTATGCTTTGGTGGTCAATGTTATATAAAATTAAATTTTTTAGAGATGTTAGAAAAAAAATATGGTATGACTAATTTAGTTAACGTTATTCATAATAGGCCGGATCGTTGTTCTTTGGAGAGAATATTAGGTTTATTATTTTGTCAAGAATATCCAAAATTAATGCTTATAAAATCATTATTTGGAGATATAATGTTACAACACAGAGCATTTTTATATACATATGATGATTATTGTAAAGATTTTAAAACAAAAAGAGTAACAGGACCATTCGTTAAAGTATGGACTGGTCGTTAGATATTTCGGTTAAATAATTCGGTTAAATTAAATTATTACAACATGTAATTTAATTTACATTTTTATTTGTTCTTTTCAAAAAGGAGGGTTATCTGTGAATGCTAATGGTATTGCCGGTATTTCTGTTTCATTAATAACTGGTGTTAGTTGGTCTATAACAAAACTACCTAATACAACACTAATATAGACTAGTAAAGAATCTCTTATCAAAAATTTGAGTGGTTTTGGTTCTTGTTCAACATATCTCATTTCCAAAAACTTTGCAATAAAATAAATAACGGATATAATCCCTGCTGCTAAAAATATATTATCCATATTAGAATATATTTTTACATTTCTAAACTTGGAATAACGCATTAATCAAAACTACATTTCTGAACCCTTTCCTATGTTTGGTTCAACCTTTAAAGGTGGATAATTTATGCTAAAACTTCAATATCATCTAATAAAAAATCTGTATCTAATTTTATTTCTGGAGGATTAATTGTATGAACATCTAGAACATCTAAAGATACATCTTCATTTGAAATTTTTAGTATCTCATCATCTTCTTCCTCTTCCATCTTTCTTTGCATATTTCTTAAGGTACTAATCTCTTCTAGTCTCTCAATTGTTTTTGGAGCTTCTATAAGCTCTTCTTTACCATTCTTAGTCATGACTGAATCTACATCGTTAAATTTTAGGCTAACATTTCCATCTTTTCCTTCAAAAATAGTTTGTTTTTCAACAACAGGGGGTGGTTCGATAATTTGCTCTTTAATTTCTTCAACAATATCCTCTTCAACAGTTTCATCCATATATGCTTTTAATATACTTTCAACAGGAATACTATCTCTTACAGCGTTTAAAATACATTCTTGAACAATTATTTCTAGTTCTCTACTATGTCTTTGAATTTGTAAAGGAGGACAGTTTAATTCAAAAAGATATACATTTCTATATACCTTTCTTGCAACATTAATATAACATTTATGAATAAAATCATCAAGTTTTGGAATATTTATGTCAATTTTCTTTTGTTTTTGCCCAACACGCATAGCTGTTAGTAATTTAAGTTGAATAATATGAATACATGTAACTAATTCTTCTAAATAAGAACAACCACTTCTTTCAATAATTCTATTTTTTTCTGTTTCAATTATTGTTCCATTCCATTTTGGAATTCTTGTAATAAAGTTTTGAAAAGTCATAAGATATTTTTCCGTTTCACTATTTTCCTTGCAGAGTTTATATGATTCGTCAAAAATAGATTTTAACCCTTCAATTATCAGAGGGGTCAAAATAGTAAGCAAACGTGCTCCCCATTCATTCTTTGATTCGTGTAGCGAACTAACATTAAAATCATCCATAATGTAAATATTATATGAAATATTTTCATTATTTAAACTTATTGCTAAATATGCGTCCATTCTTGCGGAAAATTATCGTTTTATATCCTTTAAATATTTTGTGAGCATTCATCGTCACGTATTTGTAATTATTTTTTTGGTGAATTTTTCGGTCTTAACTTTTTTTAAAAAAGTACCCTGGCTTTTCGATTTTGGACATTTTTTTTATGTCCATTTTTGAAAAACCAAAGAAAGTTTTGTAAAAGACCCTCTACAATCAGATGTCTGAGCATAATGCTCTTATTTTCAAAAAAATGTGAAAAAAAGTGTTACGATAAAATTTTTATACTTTTTTGAAAATAACTTAAATTTATTTTATTATGCTACTTTAAGAAATAAATGGACATTTTTGGAAATAGCAAAAGTAGCAAAAAATATTGTTGTGAAAATTGTAACTATTCTACGTCACGTAAATCTAACTATGAAAAACATCTATCAACCGATAAGCATAAAATTTCCAAAAATGGAAATTTGGAAATAGCAACAGTAGCAGATTTTGATACTTATGAACACAAATGTAACTATTGTAAACAACAATATAAGACTAATAGTGGTCTCTGGAAACATACAAAAAGATGTAAAATTTTAAACAAAACCAAAATGATTATTGATGTCATTAAAGACGATAAAAACGTTCAGGATTTTCTGTTTGAACAAAATAAACTTCTCATTGAACAATTATCACAACAAAATAAAACTCTCATGGAACAAAATACTAAACTATTTGAAATTGCTCAAACTTCTAATGGTGTAAATAATCAAATTGGAACTATGAACAATAATGTTAACTGTAATAATAAATTCAACATTAATGTGTTTCTAAACGAGACTTGTAAAGATGCAATTAATCTAACAGATTTTGTTAATCAAATCACTCTCAGTTTAGAAGACCTTGAAGAAACCAGCAAAGTTGGATATGCCGAGGGAATTAGTAACGTGTTTATCAGAAACTTAAAAGATATTGACTATAAACAGAGACCTATTCATTGTAATGATTATAAAAGAGAAGTACTATACATTAAAGATGATAACCAATGGGTTAAGGATAATAAAGAGAAACTAACAAATGCTATAAAAGTTGTCGCAAATAAAAATCTTAAACAAATACCTAATTGGCAAAAAGCTAACCCAGAATATAATAATCCCAAATCTAAACAAAATGATAAATATATGAAAATGTTATGTGAAGTTATGTCTGGATCTTCTAAAGAAGAGCAACAAAAGAATTACAATAAAATCATTAAAAATATTTCAAAAGAAGTAATCATTGATAAAGACATGTTTGCATGATAATATAATATACTACGTAAATAATAAGCATATTATATAAATGTCATATTTTCTAAACACATTTTATCAAGAAAAGTAAAGTTTATTACAAACATCAATAGTAATTTTTCATTTCTAAATTCTTTTCTTATTTTATTAAATGCTATTAATAATTCATATCTTTTATCTTGTTCTAATACAAAACAACCATCTTCAATTAGTTTAATTATATCTAATGTGTTATAAGCTTTTTCGTATAATTTAGTTACAAATATTTGTAACTCTTCATCAGTCATATTAGGATTAACATATTTTTGTATTTCCTTTTTTAACCATTCGCTTCTTTGATTTTTAATATCTGTTAGTTTAAAAGTCTCTTCAATATTGTATTTATATAAATTTATTGTCCTTCCTTTATATTCGGGTTCAGGTATATAGATTTCACAAAAACGTGATAAAATTGGCTTTAATAGTTTATATTTATCTTCTACAATTATAAAAAATCTAGTATTATGACTGAACAACTCAATACAACGTCTTAAAGCAGATTGAGCATCCATTGTTAGTTTATCTCCATTAAACAATACTATACTTTTGAATGTATCCCCTCCATTTGAATGAATATGTGTTTTTGCAAAGAATTTTAATTCTTCTCTAATAAACTTAATACCTTTACCGTGAGCACAATTAACATACATTACAAGGTCTTTTATTTTCTCTCTATTCCCATCATAAATTAATGAAATAAAATCATTTACAATTGTACTTTTACCAGAACCACTTGGACCATTAAATATAATATTTGGAATTTTATGGTTTAAATAGAAGTATTTTAATTTTTCTTTTATAGTTTGATGAATTTCTAATGACATTTATTGTGTTAACTATTATTATTTAACTCTTTTTATATTTTAATATAACGTATTTATTATTTATCTTATCTATCTTTTAAAAGATAGGTAGCCAGAGACTTGTAATATAACTCGTAAGATAGATTTGGGGCCAAGTCAGATTCTTTCATTGTTACTGAGCAACCACCTGTTTCTAATGCAGATACATCAAAACTAGTTATACCAAAATCTAATGCTGTATGAATTATTTGTTCCACTTCATGTTCTCTTCCTGGTTTAACATGTAAATGTAAAGATATATTACTATAATCATTTTTTATTTCATCTCTTTTCAAATTTAATATAATATAATTTAGATCATCTGCTGTTAGGGTTCCACATGTATCTGATAAACATAATATATCTGGTTTTAATTCTTGGTATTTTAGTATTTTTTCAATAATAATATTATTATCAATTTTACCTTCAATTGGACATTCATTGATACATGATACATATAATTTTACAGTACTTTTTTCTTGTTTATCATCTAAAATACGCATCATATTATTTAATTGTTGAAACGTTGTATCTAGTGTCATTTTTGTGTTTTTCATTTGAAAACTCTCCGAAACAGATGTAATAAATGAAAAACAACTTAATCCTATAAAATTATTAATATTGTTAAATCGGGTTTCATTTGGAATTAAAATAAAATTATTAATTTTTGGTTCATCTGGCTCTTGTAAACTTGTAAGTTGACAATGTTCAATATAATTATAAAAGGAATCACTATTCTTAAATATAGGAAGAACTTTACTAGATACAATAGAACCAATTTCCATATTTTTTGGTTGATACTTTTCTTTAATTTTAAAATATAAATTAATTTTATCAATTGGCATCATTGTTAGTTGTTTTTCTCTAGATAACCCTTGTAAACCATCTCTTAAAGTAACATCAAATGGTCTAACTTTAATTAATTTATTTACAAATTTATTGGTTAAATGTTTATTACTATGGCAAAATTCCATAAATGATTGAGCACATTTGGGGTAAAATAATATTTTAGACATTGTGTATTAAAATATTATAACAAATCTTTAAACCCATTTTTAGATATTTGAGTTTTATAAATTTTTATAATCGTCAACATACATAAATTTAAATCCACCAGTCGTATTTCTTTTTCCTTTACAACATGAAGAAATATGACTTACTTGTATATTTAGTTCTTTAGATGCTAAGGTAAGTGTATTATATGTTTTTATAAAATTATTATTAATGTCTAATTGCACTACAATTTTGTTACTATTTTCAATGATAGTATAATCTTTTGTTTCATCATAATCGTCTTTTAATAAAAATCTAAATCCGCCAGCTGTTAAATTAGTATTTTTACAAACTGAAGAAATATTTTGTCTTTTAATATTTAATATTTTAGATGCGTCATTTATTGAATTAAATTCATTGATTATATTCATATCTAAGTCAAATTGAATTATTGATTTTGTTATTGATGATAGTTTATTATCAATTGCATGTTGTATATTTTCTGGATGTGTTGTCCATTCCAAATTAGCTACTTTGTTATTTAATTTGTTACCATCTTTATGATTAACACAAGGTTTATTTTCTGGATTTGATATAAAAGTTTGTGCAACTATTCTATGAACCAGAAATTCTTTTTTATTAAATGATGTTGATAAATATTCACCAGATTTATGTCCATATGTAATTTTATTATTATTATATTTTATTTTTCCATTTGTAGATACAAAAATATTTTTAATTTTATTTGAATATATTAGAGGTATTTCTTTCCAAATTTCATTTTTGATATCATCTATATCAATATCATAACACCATTTATAACCATACGCATAATCTTTATTATTTTTACATACATCTGAAATATTTTTATATAATGTCCTTTTTGAGTGTAATTTATGTATATTATTTTGAATGCACCAATCAATCGCATCTTTTAAAAAATTATATTTTTGAATTTTTTCACCATCTATTGATAATCTCCAAACTAAATTATTTAAATGTTTAAATTTATGTTTTTCCTTCTTTTTTGTATTTTGTTCATAATATGTAGCCCATTCAATATTTTCTACTCTATTATCATTACGAATAAAATTTTTATGATGTATTGTTTTTTTATTATTTTTGTTTTCAATAAATGCTTCTCCTACTAACCTATGTACTAAAACACTTTTCTGTTTATCTTGATCATTAATAATACATAGACAAACATATCCTGCGTGATTCAATCTTAATTTTAAATATTTTAAGGTGTTTTTATTTCTTATATTTCCTAAAGAACTAATTTCATATCTTGAAAAATTATGTATATTTTTCCATTGTTCATCCATTATATATAATATGTATAGATATATTACCATATATCTATATTATTTATATTATTTATATTATTCATACTGAACTTGTTAAACTATGAGTGTAAGGATTTTGCTTAAATGCAGACAATAGGTCTCCGGAAATTCTGTCACAACCTTGACATTGGTCGTAATACTGTGGTGCCTGCGCAATTTTTCCATAAGTTTTTACTGATGGACCATTTGGAACGACAGATTGAGGGGCCCATAATCTATTATTTTCTCTGTCTGAATCAAGTCGTGACATTGTAATATTAATTTGAGGATTAAAATGTTTTGCATTTCCTTGGTTAACACGTCCAGCAATGCTCTTTTCCTTTGCTTCATTGTTAGTCTGTCTATAAACAGAATCATATTGACGATTACCATGTTTAGATGATATACCCATTAAATGGTCATGATTAACAGTGTCTCTTTGATTAGCAATTGGTTGCTGTTCATTAACTAAATAACCGGCATTATCTCTTTGATTATTAATGTATCCATTCGGTTGATAAAGTGTAGTTTCTTTAATTGTTGTATTTGGAGCATCACCGGGTGTCATAACATAGTTACCCGGAACTTCTCCTCCAATATTACCATAAACACGCATATTACAAGAGTATTCTTCTTTTCTAGATGGTTTTAATATATCCATAATTGGAGCAATAACTGCCCCTACAGCTTTTGAAAACCCTGAACCAAATGTTTGGGGTTGTTGATTGACAGAACGATTATTCTCATAATTTGTATGACTATTATGATTATTATCTACGGATTGATGTTGTAATGGTGCTGAACGTGTAGCAACTGAATGACCAACATCAAATCCTTCTAATTGAGTTCTTTTTGTTTCTTCATGACGCGTAGGAACATAACTGGCAGTTTTAAGAACAGCATTGGGTGTGCCGTGTTGATAAGTAGTTGTTTCATTTCTTGTAGATGGTTTGACAATATAGTCAGGAACTAATTGACCAGCTTTCTCAGCACCAGTTGTAGTTAACCAACGATCTTGAGTATTAATAAAAAAGGTGTCTGGTCTGTATTTTTCAATTTTTCCTTCAATTCCGACATTTTTTATTTGGCTTTGTGCTGGTCCTTGTAGTCCATTTAAGTCGTATTCTTGTTTTGGATTTGTAGCAACGCGTAATTCATCAACTGTTTTTGGTAACCATTTATCACGTGCCTCCATACCAGCATTGAAACCATGACTCCCATCTGCGGTATAACCTTTATCTAAACCTGGTCCAACACGAATAGATTCAAATGGTTTAACCATGTTATTCTTATTTACAGGATTTTGTCGTGATTGATAAAAGTCACTCATATCTGGCATACCATATGTCCATTGAACATTTTCTTGAGGTTTAAAAAGAGGTGCTTGTTCAATTTTTTTAATAACTTGAGAACCGTTTCCAACATAATTATCTAAAATAGTCTCGGCATTGTTATTATTATAAATTTGTCCTTTTGGTTTTGCTCCATTAAATGGTACCATATTGTTGTGTGTAAACATTTTTGTATCCATATAGTCACCACTTAATGAATAAAATTGCTGAATATTATTACTAACTGGTATACCAGCTCTTTGTTTTTGTTCATAAGCGTTTTGATTAAAATATTTATCAGTGGCCGTATTTGGATTGGGATATTCTTGAACATTATCAATAAGTTCTTTATTATTCATGATAGGATAATTTTGGGGAGGAACATTTGTGTTAGGAAGATAATTACTAAATTTAGATTCAGGTAGTTTTTCTTGTAAGTTAGTTCTAATACCCATATTGTTAAAGGATTCTTTCATATTAGATTTTTTTGTTAGACCTTCTTTATTTTGATTTGAAATAACATACATTCCACCTAATGCAACTAATGGTATAGCTAATTCCATATTATATATATAGGTTTAAAAAAAAAGTATTAAAACATAAAATATATGTGAATAAATATATATTTTATAAAACTACTTAAAGACCTTTAAGTTAAATTAAATATTATAATTTTGAGCAATCACTTCTACACATACTTGTTCCCACTACATTCTTACCTTTGTATTGGCTATTATACACGTCTATTGGCAATGTATAAACTTGATTATTTTCTTGAACACATTGATATTCTCTTTTAAAATTATCCTTTTCTAAAATTCTTGTACTTGTATAATTTTGAAAAGGCATCTCTGTATGTGTCTGTGGATTTTTTGGAAGTATATAGGTATGATTTTGTTGTAAATCTCTCGCAGTCCATGCCGGCATTATTGCTCTACTTTGTTCTGTTGTTAAAAATGTATCACATATTGGATAATCTATCGGAGATGCATAAACAGTTTGACGTTTAAATTTTTCCTGATTTACACAATCCCTTGTTAGTTGTCTATCTATTCCTAAAAGAGAACTTTGAATATCTATTGAATGTGTCCATAAATTGCCTCCCCATTTTTGTGGAATTATTTGGGGGTCTAACATAAAACACGGCTTATCTCCATTGCCTGGAGTATCTAAATACCATCTTTCTTGGTCAGTTTGTTGCTGAAGTTGCTTTATTATTCTTGCTTCGTCGTCATGAAATCTAGTAAATGCCATTATATAATATATAATAATATTTTCTATACTATATGTTAAATTATATTAGTTTATAACTTTGTTAGTATGTTATAAATTATGTATTAGCTGTTAAACCCATCTATTTGTACCTGTTCCACCAACCTGTAGCGCATTGGAAACCTATCGCTCCTAGAGCCTTGGAAACCTGTAGCACCTTTTAATCCTACTGCGCCTTGGAAACCTGTAGCGCCTTGAACTCCTGTTGCTCCTTGAAAACATGTTGCTCCTATTCCAGCAAATTCACCAGGAATTCCTTGAGAACCAGTTGCTCCTTGAAAACCCTGTGGACCCTAATAACAATATTATTATAATTATTATTGATATTTATGTCATTCCTTAAATAATTAAACATTGTGATTGCTTTGACATTTCTATATATTAATATTTAGTTTATAAAAATATAATTTATTTTAATAATATTTATATGAGTAATATTATTAACTCTGAACTTATATCTTTTGCAAATAATGATCAAACATTAATTCGATTTGTTAACGCATTAATTATTAATAGATTTTTACATAAAAAATTATTTCATGTTTTATGGCATATCCTTCATTCTTTTTCTGTTTTATATCCTGAAACTCCTAATGAAGAACAAAGACAGCTAACAAAAGACTTTATATTAAATATTAAATCAAAATTAAATATAATTTGTTCATCATGTAGCAATAATGTTAAAGATGATTTTATTGAAAATAATAATTTAGATTTAGCTGTTAGTTCAAAAACTACCTTAATACAGTTTTTTTGTGATTATCATATCAAAATTAATTCAGAATATAGATATCAATTAAACAAATATGATTCTAGTTTGTATAATATTGATTATATAGTTAATAAGTATAGTCAAACAGATTATGTTAGTTTAATTGAAAACATATATGATATAAATTTGTTTAATTTATTTGAAACAAATCAATTGAATAGTTTTTTTATAAAATTTGAGAATGTTAAAAAACAAATATATTCTGAAAAATTTACTTTTAATTTTAATTTTATGGATTATGATTTGATGGATTAAATAATGGAATTCCAAATTGGCCTGGATTACCTGGCGGAGATAACCATCCTCCACCATTTGCATTATATTGGGCCAAAATATGTGCATATGTAGCAACAAAAATAAATTTACCATTCATATATATAACTGTTGTTGGCACGTTATATTGAGTTGCCCAATGCCATTCAATATATATATCTTGCGGATAATTAAAACCATTAGGATCAAAACCACCAGTTATAGCACAAAAATATTTTTTAAAAGGACATGGTTTCATATTATTAACATATGGGATGGGTTGGCATTCAATCCCTATAGGATG